CAGTTCCAGTTATTCCTTGTGCTCCCGTTATTCCTTGTGTAGCAGTTCCAGTTGCTCCTTGTGTAGCAGTTCCAGTTATTCCTTGTGCTCCCGTTATTCCTTGTGTAGCAGTTCCAGTTATTCCTTGTGCTCCCGTTATTCCTTGTGTAGCAGTTCCAGTTGCTCCTTGTGTAGCAGTTCCAGTTATTCCTTGTGCTCCCGTTATTCCTTGTGTAGCAGTTCCAGTTATTCCTTGGATACCTGCAGTACCCGAAAGGTCATTCACAAAAATATATTGTGAACCATCCCACAGATAAATTTTAGAGTTATCAGTATCCTCAACATTACTTGTGTTAATTAGTGCAAACTGACCCGCAATAATGTTCGTAGGATTGGTATCGGCATTAAGTGCCGCAACGGATACATATGTTTTTGCAATGGTAAATGCGAGGCCCGTTGTGCCCTGAGTTCCAGTTATACCCTGTGTTCCTTGAATACCTTGTGCTCCTTGTGAACCATTTGAACCATTTGTTCCTTGTACTCCATTGTTACCATCCGTTCCTTGTGCTCCAGTTGTTCCTTGTGTACCATTTGAACCATCAGTACCTTGTGCTCCAGTTGTTCCTTGTGCACCCGTTGTTCCTTGCGAACCATTTGAACCATTTGTTCCTTGTGCACCCGTTGTTCCTTGCGAACCATTTGAACCATCGGTACCTTGTGCTCCAGTTGTTCCTTGTACACCATTTGCAGCTAAATCCCAATATTGTGTATTTGTTGGTGCAAATCCACCACCTTCGGCTGCCTTAAATATATAAGTTGAAGTTATACCACCTGATGTATATGTTACAACATCTCTTAGATAATAATATGTACCACTATTATAAACACCTTTATATGTAATGGATGTACCGGCGGCACCATTTGAACCATTTGTACCTTGTGAACCAATTGTTCCTTGTGCTCCCGTTGAACCTTGTGCTCCCGTTGAACCTTGTGCTCCCGTTGTACCTTGTGTACCATTGTTACCATCCGTACCTTGTGCTCCAGTTGTTCCTTGTATTCCGGTTCCTGTTGTTCCTTGCGAACCATCTACTCCTTGTGAACCAATTGTTCCTTGTGCTCCCGTTGAACCTTGTGCTCCCGTTGTACCTTGTGTTCCTGTTCCAGTTATACCTTGTGTTCCTTGTACTCCATTGTTACCATCCGTTCCTTGTACTCCATTTGCACCCTGAACACCTTGTGCAGCAAATGCACCATTCAAACCTTGTATACCTTGTACTCCGTTTGTTCCAATACTTCCAGCAATTCCTTGTACACCTTGTCCTGCGAATGCACCATTCAAACCTTGTACTCCGGTATCACCAGTTTCACCTTGGATTCCGGTTGTACCTTGGATTCCAGTTGTACCTTGTGTTCCAGTATCACCGATTATACCTTGTATACCATTCGTACCTTGTATACCAGTTTGTCCTTGTACACCTTCAATTCCTTGTATTCCTTGTGCTCCAATTGTACCTTGTGTTCCAATTGCACCTTGTGTTCCAGTTTGACCTTGTACACCTTCTATTCCTTGTATTCCTTGTGCTCCAGTTGAACCTTGTATACCCGTTTCACCTTGAACTCCTTGTGTACCTTGTACCCCTTGTTCACCATTTGTTCCTTGTGCTCCGGTTGTTCCTTGTGTACCAATTGCACCTTGAGAACCAATTATACCTTGTACACCTTGCACACCTTGTGTTCCAGTTGAACCTTGTGTTCCCGTTACACCTTGTAAAGATAAATCCGTTCTATATTTAATGTTACCACTATTATCGGTAACTAATATTTTATTTTCTCCTCCTGTTGCTACTGTTCCTGCAACTGTTGGTAATGTAACTGACCCCAATATTCCAACACTACCTGTAAATTGGTGTGTATCGGTTCCATCATTGCCGAATTTAGTAGAACCTGATGTAAACATTGCCGATGATGTTACATATGTTGTATGAAATTCATTTGCAGTTATAGTTCCTGTTATATTGATTGAACCTGTTATTGTTTGGTCTCCGGTAAATACATTAGAACCAGTTGTGGCCATACTAACTTCTGCTGCTCCGTTTCCTACAACCAATGTGTTTTTAGTTGTATTAAACTCCAATTGACCTGCCGTAGTTACTGGACTTGTTGTATTATTTAATATGAGTGTTGCCATTTATTATCTTTTCTGTTTATTATAAATATCATTATATTCCAAAATCCAAATCTACAATTTCTGCAACTGCACATGCTACAAACAATTCTGCAAATGAACGTGCTGGTATATTATTTCCATCTACATCATTTAATTGTGCACTACCCAAATCTACCGATAATGCAGTCAATCCACTACCATCTCCTACAAACGATGTTGCAGTTACACTACCCGTTACTTGAACTGAACCTGTAAAACTATGTATGTCGTCCGATGTATTACCGAATTTAGAGCTACCACTTTCAAAAAGAACAGATGAAGAAATTATTGAAATATTGAATTGTCTTGCATTAACTGCTCCTAATATAGTTAAGTCGGATGTTACTAATGCAGAACCACTAATTATTGCCTCACCATGATTAATAGTAAGAGTATCGTTGACTTTTAAAGAACCAAATGAACCTGTTCCAGTTGCTCTTAAAGAACCGGTAATATTTTGGTCTGCTTTGAATTGGTTTGAACCCGTAGTTGCTAATGAACTACTCCAAATATTAATTGAAGATGTGTAGGAGTTCAATGAAGAGAGTATTCCGATTACTTGAGATGAACCACTCACCACACCATTAGATGCCGTTATCGAACCTACAATAGACCCTGCCGTCAATGTTCCTGTAATGGTTACGGAACCTGTGTTTAATACATTTGTTGTTACTACTTCTTGGATTGTGTCTGTCGAACCCGAGCGTCTAAAAAATATCTTACCATCGTAAGTATTTAATGCTAATTCTCCTAAATTAAGTGAACCTGTACCAGGTACCTTACCCGATAACGCAGAGCGTTTGAGTTGAACAATTGATGACATGTGTCTAATCCTTTAAAGTTATCTAACAAAAATGTAGTATATACTACGAACATAAATATATTATAAAATAAAAAACCCCTACTATGAGGGGTTTTCGTTATAATTTATCTTATTTATTAAATTTCTCCACCATCTGGGCCAAATGATGCTGATATTTCTAAATTGAATAATCTAGTTGCTACTGAACCACTAAATGCTAACACATCACCAATTCCGTAAAGAGAACCACTAAATCCTTGTGCCGATGTAATAGTTGCGATTGTTACATCGTTATATCTAAAGTCAATTGAACTACTTGTAGTTGCTACTTTATAAAGAGAACCACTACCTTGAATATATCCAATTGTTCCTGCAAATGGGTCAGAATTAAAATCAAAGTCATCAGGTCTCATTGATGCGGTAACACCTGTTAAGTATGTACCATCTCCTTTGAATGCTGATGCGGTTACTGCTCCACTAAGATTGATTGAACCTGTTACACCTGCTCCGGTAACGACAATCTCTACTACCTCATCAGTTGAACCTGACTTGTGTATAAAAGCTTTACCATCATAAGTATTTAACGCTATTTCACCTACTTGTAAAGATGCGGTTGTTGGTTTTGAACCCGCGACGCCTGAACGTTTTAATAAAATTGATGAAGTTGGGTTTGTTGGTACTGACATATATTTTTATTTATTCTTTCTATTTGTTATTAATAAGTTCCTCCGTCTATTAATGAAATTCTTGTTTCAATTGATGAACTAAATGTACTAAATCCGGTAGTTGCTGTAATATCAACTTGTACTGAACCACTTACAATTCCGGCTGGTTTACCAACTAAATTATCCCAAGTTGCTCCGGCTACTGATGCACTTATTGAAGTTGCAATTGAACCACTAAATGTTGAATATCCGGTTGTTGATGTGATATCAATTTGAGATGAACCTGATACAATCCCCCTACCCTTAGTTTCATATGATGAACTTGCTGCGTTCAAATTAGCTACCGAAATAGTTGCATTTGATTGAGAAGTTATTAACGAACCAGTTGTAGTTGCTAATGTAGATAATCTAGTTTCAACTGATGCCGTATAAGTTCCTAATGTTGATAATTGAGTAAGAACAGATGCACTAACCGTATTTAAAGATGATACCGATGTGTTTACACTTGCAGATGTTAAATTTAAATTTGTTACCGATGTGTTTACACTTGCAGACGTTTGATTTAAATTTGTTACTGAAATATTTACACTAGCCGTATTTAAATTTATGTTTGAAAGTTGTACATCAACACTTCCACTCCAAGTTGCTAATGTAGAATATCCTTGTACTCCTGTTAAAAGTATTTGTGCAGAAGAGGTAACAACATTGTCACCACCCATTAATGCTACTTTTGCTTCACTTCCTACTTTTCCTGCTTTCCAATAATCGTTTGTTACATCCCAAAGTAATGAACCAGATGTTGTTGAAGCACCTGTTGCATCTCTTACAACGATACCACCATCATTCGTTCCTGCTGCATTTAATTGTAAAACGTTATCTGCTAAATTAATTGTTGTTGAATCAACTTGCGTAGTTGTACCTTTTACAGTCAAATCACCCAATACTACAACATTAGAACCTGTAAATTCAAATGCTCCTTTTATTGATGATGAATATGAATTTAATGTAGCAATTGAATTATTAATAGAACCTGTAAGAGTTGCTAATGTACTTGCTCTAGTTTCTAATGAAGCGGTTTCGTTACCAATTGCAGTTAATTGTAATAATACACTAGCCGTTAATGTATTTATATTACTTACGGATGTGTTTAAACTTGCAGTAGTTTGATTTAAATTAGAAACTGATGTGTTTAAACTTGCAGTAGTTAAATTTAAATTAGAAACTGATGTGTTTACACTTGCAGATGTTAAATTTAAATTAGTAACTGATATAGTATTTGCTGATGCCGTACTAATTAAAGAACCCGTTATAGTTGCTACTGCCGTTAATTGACCAAGAACTGAACTACTAAATGAATTAATATTAGTTACCGAAGTGTTTAAACTTGCAGTAGTTAAATTTAAATTTGTAATACTTACATCTTGTGAGTCATTTGTTGTCTTAGCTGCTGATGCTGAACTAATCAATGAACCACTTACTACACCAATTTCAGTAAATCTTGTATTAGCTGATGATGTGAATGAATTTAATGCAGTTGTTGAAGTATTTGAACTCGTATAACTATTTAATGCATCTATACTTGTTTGTTGAGATGCCGATGATAAGTTTAAGTTTGTAATACTTACACCTTGTGAGTCATTGGTAGTTTTAGCTGCTGATGCTGATAATATTAAACTTCCACTAACAACACCAATTTCAGTCAATCTTGTATCAACACTTGCAGTATAAATTGCTAAAGTTGAATTTTGAGTTAATTGTGAAGAACTGAATGAATTTAAGTTTGTTATAGAAACACCCTGTGAGTCATTTGTAGTTTTAGCAGTTGATGCTGAACTAATTAATGAACCACTTACAACTCCAATTTCAGTAAATCTTGTATCAACACTTGCAGTATAAGTGCTTAATGTTGAGAATCTTGTATTAGCAGAACCACTGAATGTGTTTAAATTATCAATACTTGTTTGTTGAGATGCCGATGATAAGTTTAAATTAGTTACCGAAGTGTTTAAACTTGCAGTAGTTAAATTTAAATTTGTAATACTTACACCTTGTGAGTCATTTGTAGTTTTAGCTGCCGATGCTGAACTGATTAATGAACCACTTACAACTCCAATTTCAGTAAATCTCGTATCAGCCGAAGAACTGAATGAATTTAAGTTTGTTATTGAAACTCCTTGTGAGTCATTTGTAGTTTTAGCTGCCGATGCTGAACTGATTAATGAACCACTTACAACTCCAATTTCAATTAATTGAGTTAATACCGAAGAACTAAATGAGTTTAAGTTTGTTATAGAAACTCCTTGTGAGTCGTTTGTAGTTTTAGCAGTTGATGCTGATGCAATTAAACTTCCACTAACTATACCAATTTCAGTAAATCTTGTATCAACTGAACCCGTATAAGTTGCTAATGTACCATTTTGGGTTAATTGTGAAGAACTGAATGAATTTAAGTTTGTTATTGAAACTCCAACACCAGAACCTACATTTGCAATTACTTGTGCGAATGATGCCGATACTGAACCACTATATGTTTCGTATCCGTTAATTCCAGTGAAAAGTATTTGTGCAGATTCTGTAACAACATTATCTCCACCCGCTCTTAATAATTTAGACTCAGCTCCTGCTGCTCCTGCCTTCCAATAATCATTTGTTGAATCCCATAGTAATGAACCACTTACGGTATTTGGTGCAGTTGGGTCTTTTACTAATAAACCACCATTTGCAACACCCGTACCATTTAATTCAATTACATTGTCTCCTAATTGAATTGTAGTAGAGTTTACTGCAGTTGTTGTTCCTGCTACTGTTAAGTTACCTAATACACTTAAATTGCCATTTGCAGTTAAGTTTACACCACTTGCAGTTAATGCTGTTCTTAATGATGATGTATATGAATTTAACTCTGATACCGAAGTGTTTAAACTTGCGGTAGTTAAGTTTATGTTTGTTATTGAAACACCTTGTGAATCGTTTGTAGTTTTTGCAGTTGATGCAGAAACAATTAAACTTCCACTAACTACACCGATTTCAGTAAATCTTGTTTCGGCAGATGCAGTAAAGTTATTTAATGCATTTGTAGATGTATTAGATGATGTATATGAGTTTAATGCTGCTACTGAAATATCAACGCTTGATGATTTAGATTCTAAATTATTTAATCTACCATCTTGTGTATCATTTGTAGATTTTGCGGTTGATGCCGAACTAATTAATGAACCTGAAATAGTTGCTAATGCAGTATTTTGAGTTAATTGAGAACCACTAAATGATTCTAATGAAGTAATTCTAGCACTTTGAGTTGTAAATGTTTGTGCAACTGAAGAACTAAAATCACCAGTTACAGATGCAACTGATGCAGATAAAGCAGTTTGAGAAGCTTGACTTGAACTAAATGAGGTTGCAACCGATGAACTAAAGTTACTAATGTTACCCGTTAAATCTGGGATATCATTTTTGTCAGAACCAAGTAAGTATAAAGTTGAACTACCACTTGCGTAGTAAGGAACACCTTTAACTAAACCATTATAGACAGAAGAACTGAATATATTTGGTGCGTTAGTGCCCATTAAGAATCTATTAACTGCCTGAACTGAACCACTTTCGGTTGCTGCAAACAAAATAGATGAACCATTGGTTGTCGTTAAATTTGACGAACCTGAGGTTATTATTAATTCACCTTTTTGGAAAGATGAGGTTGCTGCCGATATACGTTCTAACGAACCACGTCTGTTTTTAATGATTTGTGCCATATTTTTTTTGGGGTTATTCTCTTTACTTTATGTTAGTATTCCGATATAAATATTCAATTTCATACAAACAATGTAGGAATTTTGATTATATTTTATATATTTTTATTTTTAATGTCCGATGTAACAATTAAAACTCACCCATATCAATAATATCTGCTTGTGTATCTCCAGTATTATCATATGGTTCGGTTGGTGGATTTCCTGCAGAACCTGTTTGGCCATTCACCCAAATTTGACCACCAACATTGTATTGAGAACCACTTATTGTGATATCTGCATCTACAACCGCTAATGCTCCACTTACTATTAATGAGTATGCATCTCCGGTTGTACCCAATGTTAAATTATTAATAACACTTCCATCTAATTGACGAGATGAAGTTATTACATTTTCGGTATTTAATTTATTTTTAATTGTTAATCCAATTGAAGATGTAAATGCACTCAATGATGAACTTACGGATGTTAAATTTGAACTTTGGGTTGCAAATGTATTTGATACCGATGCACTAAAATCTCCAGTCACACTTGCAATTGAAGAACTTATTAAACTTAAACTTGTACTTACCGATGAACTTAATGCCGTTACTGAAAATGCACTTCCACTTAAAGTTGCTGCTATTGAAGAACTTATTGAAGCTGATATTAAAGTTTGTGATGATGATACCGAAGCACTTACAACTGCCACTTCTAAATCAGTTGCTAAATCATTATATCCTGATGCTGATATTAATAAAACTTGTGCAGATGATGAAATAAGTCCTGCTCCATCTATAATTTCAAATACCGATGTACTAAAATCTTCTCCAACCGATGCTGCGGTGCTTAATTGAGAACCACTTTCTATTTGTTTTAATCTTATTAAGTTTGCCATATCCTATAAATATCGTTCTTTATTATAATCCGTATAATGCTTTTGTTGCATCATAGTTTTGATTTATTTCCGATTGGGACAATACTCTATTATATAATCGTACTACACCAAGCTTACCTTGAAATGCATTTCCATTTGCAAATTTCGTAGTTTCTGATGCTCCAAAATTTAAATACCATCCCGGTGATGGTGGAATCCAACTAATTGAAGTATCCGATGATTTAACTTTATTTAAATATGCATATGCTAGATTAGAACCATTATACACTCTTACAAGTTGATACCAATTGTTGAGTGTGGGGATACCTCCTCCTACACGAGTAACACCTACACTACTCCATAACATAGCGTTAGCATTATAGAATGGACCTGTTTGATAAACTTCTAATCCTGTGGCGTGATAACCTGTATTAGTAGGGCCAGTACCAGTATCACTAAATACTGCACCGCCTGCACTTGGACTAAACCATACTTCTAAACTATGTTGCCAACCTGAATATAAACCTGCTAAATTTCCTGTTTGTATGTTTTGTGTTCCAGTAAATGTAAACCAATTACCACTATCTGTTGGATTACCTGAAATTGAAGCATTGACCGCACTTGGTGATAAATCATAAAGAGTAGTTCCACTACCTGCATACGAAGATGGGTTAGATGGGTCATAATATAATTCTAAACCAGATGAAACAGATTGAATGCCATTGCTGATAGGCCAAATCTGATTATTATTTAGATATGCTTTTGTAGCACTATTTCCATTTAAACGTATTGCGGTTGCATCTCCAAACTTTGGCATATCTTATCCTATTATAATATATAATGTTCCACTTACAGGTGTTAATGCTGCGTATGAAGCTGATGTTATAGTTTGTATTGATGATACATTTGACGAACTTACAAAACTAGCACTAATTGCATATCTTGTATCAAATGATGATGTTAATTGAGATGAAGAACTTATTGCTCCACTCAATGATGTCAAATATGATGATGTTGCTGAATTTAAATTTGAAATAGATGTTACTAAACTTGCAGTTGAAATACTTGCAGTATAAGAATTGAAAGATGATGTGGTTACTAAATTGGCCGATGAAGATATAATACCTCTACCTGTTGTTTCATAACTACCACTAACAAATCCAAATGTAGTTATTTGTGCAGAACTACTTATTGCTCCACTTAAACTTGTCAAAAATGAACCTGTTTCACTTTCAGTAATCCAACTTCCACTTACACTTTCAATTGCGTTTAATCTATTTACTAATGATGATGTAGATTGTGATGCGGTATAAGAATTGAAAGATGATGTAGTTAATTTACCATCCAATGAACCACTTAAAGTTGCAGTTACCAAGTCGGTTGCAAATGTAGTATCTAATGAAGATGTTAAATTATTTATAGAAATTTTATAAGTTGTGCTACCTGAAATACCAAGTACAAATGTTGTATCTAATGAAGCTACATTTAATGCAGGTAATTCCGATATTTTTTTAGTTTGTCTTAATGCCATTTTTTATAATATTATTTCTTCGTCATTTTCAGTTGATAAAACTATGTCTAATTCTGTTCCTATTGGTATATCTTTTAACTTACCCATAACATAAATATCATCAATAGTTACATTATCGTAATCTATATATTCTTCATTTAAAGTTATTACTACATTATTTCCAACTTCTTCAATTTTGTAATTTCCTGGAATATGTAAACCAAATACCAATACTTCAAAATTATTAGGTGATGCTCCTTCCGTTCCATAATCTAATGTAACATTGTATATTGTTAATGTATTTAAATTATTGTCAAATTCATCAATTACTCTTTGGTTGTATCTTGCACTATTTTCTAATATCTCTTGATAAAAATCCGATATTTTTGTTTTGTTATTTACTAATTTAATTGGGTTTGGATTGGATTTTGTTCTGCCACCAAATTTAGTCGGTATTCTCACATCTAATGATGCGGTGTAAGCATATGCAATTGATGCACTTAATTCTAATTTAGCCTGTTCTGGTGGTAATGCGGCACCATTTTCATCTCTACCATCAAATGAAGATGATATCGTATATGACTGATTTATATAGTCACCCATAATAGTTTTAAAATCATTAGAACCACTTACTTCAATACCTTCATATACGGACGCAGAAATATTAGTTAAGTTATATTTTTTAACTATTCTATTTAATTGTCGTGTATTTGAATTAAATCTATTAAGCATATTGTTCTATATCTCCTTCTATTTGAATATAATCTTGTGCATCCAATTCGTTATTATTTTTTGTATACATTTCAAAATTGGATTTTTTAAATTTCACTAATAAACCATTTCCACCATCTTCAACTTCATAGTCTTTTGCACTTATACTTTGTGTGTTGATATAAATTTTTAATCTATCTTGTGTAGTTCTATATTGGATTTCTCTTAATATATCTACAAATCTCCAACCGGTAGCTTCAAAAATCCAATAATCAGGATGTGATAAATCTTTTGGAGTTAAATTTGTTTTACCAGGATTTCTACTGATTTTTTGTGTGATATCTAATAAACTTCTTTTCATTATAATACAATATCAATAAATTTACCTGTAATAGTAATTTCATCTCCACTATCTACTGGAAATCCAGGAGACAATGCTAATATTAATGTATTGTTTGAATATGATGTTATTGTAAAATGTGTTGTTTGATAATATCTAACACCATTTATATATAATTTAACATCATAGGAATTTCCATCATAAGTTAATCCGGAAGTAATTACACCGGCCAATTGTGCAGGTGCTTGTATTAATTTTACTCCTGGGAATATTGCACTACTATTAGTTTCACCATCCACAACCTTACTATTATTTAAAGATAAAAAGTCAATTAAATCTTTATTGTCATAATATGGTGATGGTGTTGTTAACATTCCTTCCAATCTACCATTTGCAGTCACATCCGTTTCGGTTGATACTACTACTCTTTTTGTAGACATTGATTTTTTAATAGTATTTTCTCCGTCAAATTTTTCTGGAAGTAAATACGATTTAACATTTAAAGTAAATTCAACTCTATTAATTCTTTCGGTTCCATCTCCTACTTCATTAACTACATTGTAATCAGAAATTGATGTTCTAAATTTAAAATGGTCTTTATCTCCCCAATATGATGATGCGTAGTTTAATTGTTCTATAACTGAATTTAAATGTTCTGTAAAATTAGTCCAAACCATACACTCATAATTTAACTCAACATATTCTGGCATTGTTATATTATAAATTTCATATTTTGGTTTTACATTTCCACCCATTGCGGTAAATCTATCGTACCTATTATCTTTTGAATATTTTGTAACACCCGAATACGATACATGTCTATTTAACATTGGCATCGTATCATCTTTTGCAATAGATGTTCTTCTAATCATCATTAATGGTAATTGTATTTTACCCTTATTATCTCTATAAACACCCTGTCTCCTTGCACCTACCCATCTTTCGGAATTACCATATATAACAGGAATTTTTAATACCTTTCCGTTATCATCTAAAGTTGGCAAAACAGTATCTTCTAAATATGTCATCATCGCATAGTCAATGTCAAAAAGAGTTATACTTTGTTTTAAGTCTCCTTTTGTAGATTTGATTTGTTTTGCTCTATTTAAATCAGCTTTTAGTGGATTTGTAGACATATTATTTTATTCTTTCTTCAATGTTTAAATTTGATTTTGTAACCATAAATGTTTCACAAACAATACTGAAATTATTATCAGGACTTCCACCTATAAATTGAATTTCATTTGTATTGTCAATTTCATAATAAGATGTGTCAAAAAATATAATATCACCTATTTCTGGATATACGTTTTTCTCCTCACACATTACTCTATCTAATTTAAATGTTATATTTTGTTGCATTTCAGGACCAAAACCCTCATATACAACATCCTCAGGACTTTTTGAATATAATGCATATAACTCAACTCCCGGATACCAAGTTTTATTTAAAGATTCACCATAGATGTTTACTTTTGTTTCATTCATATTAACTTTGAATAAAACAATTGTATTTTGTATAACCGTATCTACTAGTTCTCTAGCTATACTTTTAAATAAATCAATGTCTCTAGCTTGTAAAAATTTTGGCATATTATCCTACATATAATTTTAAAGGAACTTTTCTTAACATTTCTTGGTGGTGATTAGATTCGTGTGTTTTATTTTCCATCACATTTTTTCTACTCATCTCTTCCAAATTTTCTCTCAATTGTTTTATCAACTCATCTTTCTCAACTTGTGCTTCGGCTCTCAATGCTGCCCCATCTAAACTTACCTCACCATCTGGAATTGGAACCGAACTATATTTTTCTCTAATTGCGCCTAATAATTCTTTTGAGAGTGCCAATGTATATTTTCTAATCCATTGTTTACCCACATCATTTATATTTGAATACTGAATAAAGTCATATGGAATATCGGAATAATCAGAAAGAGAATCCGATTGAATAGTTTGAGAATCATGTTCAAATTCATCTCTACTCATATATTCAAAATATACTCTACCGACAGTACCGGTGGTTGGTATAGGAAATATTTCTAATTTATTATCAACTATATTAAATGAATGTGCTGATTTACGAATGTGGTCATTAAATTCAATTTGTTGCATTCTCAATACATCCTCATATAAAGGCATCATTAAGAATTGTGCAGCAGGTGAGAAATTTCCAAATCCTAACTCACTCATTAAGTTTAATGTACCCTGTGCTCCCACCGAATATGGGTCAAAGAAACGAGCAATTGCAGGAGTTGCTTCGTGAAATACTCTCGTTACATCCACCGTAGAACTTCCTGTAAATAAAGTTGCAAACGATGAAGATGTTGCAACATCCACCGATGCACTCATTATGTTATATATTTGTTGCTGAGGTATTAAATCTATATATGCTTTCTTAATTGCAGTGTTACCACCAACACCCGCTAATGTACCATATTGTTGGGACATACGAATTGTAGTAGGTAAAAATGAACCATCTACAAGTGTTTGTGAGTAGTTTTGATTTGGAACTTTACGTTGACCTCTTAAAATGTCAATATTGTTTCTTATATTAAATTGATTTACTTGTGCAGAATATTCCGATGTGGATTCTTCAAAACAAGTAAATATTTGTTCATTATCTAATTCAATATTAATAATTGGATATCCCAATCGTTTTGCTACCCATGTAGCGGTCTTAGGTGCATCAACTCTAAATTCACTATCAGAATCATATATACCAAATGGAGTAGATGAACCTGGGATAAATGAACCTGCTGTGGAACCTGACCAGTAAGTGTTTACAGACATATATAAAAAGTTATAGTTTTACTACTATAAATATAAGAATAAAAAAAGAGGAGACATTTCTGTCCCCTCTTTCTTTTTATCAATCTAATCCGTTAAGATTAAAGAGTTTCTAAACCGTCAATTACGATTTTACCGTAGAATTCTGGTCTTACTAATTTCTTAGCGTATCTAGTCATCACACCTCTTCTTGGAGTGAAGTTAGTTGGGTCATACACTAATGGAGTCATAATCAATGGTACATAAGGTGCGTAAACTGCTCCTGTTTCGAAGAAGTTAGAACCTTTGAAGCCCATTAATAATACGTTCTCAGTCATGTATGGGTTTTTGTAAACGTCATATCTGTTAGAGATAGAACCGATGTTAGTTACACCAGCAGAGAAAGTTGTTGCGTCTTTACCTGGGTTAGCAGAGAATCCGTTCATAGATTCTAAGATAGTTGCAACGTTTGGAGATACTACTACGAAGTTAGCACCACCTCTCATTGTTAACTGATGAATCTTGTTAGATACTTTTTGTAATTTGATACCTAAAGTTTGGAACCAAGTACTCTTTTGGTATGCAAGTGCAGCCACAGAAGAATCAACTGAGAATCCACCACCATTCCACTCATATCCAGTCTTTGCAGACCAGTATTCAGTTGTGAATGCGTTTTGTTGTAACATTTCTAAGATTTCTAAGTCGATTTCTAAAGAGATGTATTCAGACAACATTTGAGTTAACTCAGCTTCAGCGTCTACACTATGGTAAGCGTTTAAATCTTGAGCTAATTCTGGAGTCCAAATTGCTTTTAATTTTCTTGTCTTAGCAACGATAGGCTCAGATTTCAATTCTAATTCGATTTCTGGAATAGCCAAATCAGTACCTCTATCTTCGAAGTCACCTCTTGAGATATCAGTTGGTTGAACGTGGTAAGCTAAAGAACACTCTACTGAGTTATCATTTGTCATACCAGTTGCTGTTGCAACGAATACTACGTTGTCACCACTTTTAACTGTAAGTTGAGGGTAGAAAGTTACAGAACCAGTCAATGAAGTTGGTTCGAAAGCTCTAATACCATTAAAATCAGCACCTGCTGGTAAAGCGATTGTGAATTTCTTCAAAGTGTTAGCTGCATAAGATGCAGAAACTGTAGCGTTAGATAAGTCATAATTCATATCAGCTAAAGAAGCAGAAGCCATAGTAGCTACTACTGCTGCAGTTGAGTTATTGATTGTATATCCATATCTACCTGCACCATACAAACCACCTTCAGTAGCTTGTGTAGAACCTAATTTGTTACCTGCAGGAGATAAAGAATCTTTACCAAATGCACCACCATTACCGAATAAAGAAGAACCAGTAAAGTTTGGATTACCTGCTGGGTTAGTACCATATTTGAAATCCATGTAGAAAATAAGACCAGAAGGTAAGTTCATTGGTTGAACTGAAACGAATTCTTTAGCTGCGATAGAACCGAAGATTCTTCTTACTAAAGGTAACGCAACACCAGCCCACTCTTCAGAACCTGAAGATGTACCTGTTCTTGTAGCCTCATCTAATAATTGTTTTGCTTGGTTCTCTAACATTACTGCCATACCATGCTTAGAAGTTTCAGTACCTGCACCTTCTAATAAACCTGTTTTTTCCCATTTGCTTTTCAAACCTCTAGTTTGTTCAAGCATAATGCTTTGTGGGTTAGCACCTGTCATTAATTTTTTAATGTCCATTGTTTGTTTTTTAATATTTTATTTAATAATACCTGCTAATTTCTTAAATCTGTCAGAGAAATCTGTGTTCTCAGCAATTACTTGCTTAGATTGTGCTGGCTTAGTAGATTTTGTTACTTTGCTTGCGATTCCTTCAGAAATAGATTTTTTAGTAGATTTGTTTGTAGAGAATTTGAAGTTTTCTGCTAATGTAGAATACACCAATTTAACTTCTCTAACTGAATTTGTTCTATCCAAAGTTTCAATCACTTTAACTTTTTGTTCGTTAGTCATGTTGTGAGCTCTGAATAATTTGTTTGCGAATAATAACTTAGCGTTTAATAAGTTAACTTCGTTGATTGTTTTTTGTAAAGACTTGATAGTTTTGTAAGCTTCTTGTAAGTCTGCTTTCATTTCTTTCTCATCTTCTTCTTTTTCTTCATCAACTTTTTCTTTGTCATCTTTCATATCAGCTTCCATTTCACGTAAGATTTCTTCTAAGTCAACAACATCTTTGTTATCTTCTTTGTCATCTTCTTCCGCTTCATTAGTTACAACAACTTTTGGTGTTTCACCTTTGTCAGTACCAGCTTCAGAACCGTCTGCAAGATTTTCATACATGCTTCCTTCTTCACTTGGAACTTCTTCAGTTTCTTCCTCACCATTGATTGATGCTTCTAATTCACGAATGATTGCTTCTAAGTCCATATCATCTTCTGACTCTTCGTCATCAGAACCCATGTCCATTGAATCGTCACCCATTTCAGAATCCATGCTCATGTCATCCATGCCCATTTCATCTTCACCTTCTGCTGCTGCGAAAGGATTTTCTTCAGTTTCTTCTCCGTTCTCACCTTCTAATTCTGCAAGTCTAGCTTTCAATTCTGCAATTTCTGCATCTTTGTCATCACTAGCCATAGCATCATCTTGTGCGAATGGATTTTCTTCTTCAGAAATGTCTGCTACTTTCTTATAGTCAGTACCAGCTTGTTCAGGTTTACCACTATCTTTCTTTACACCAACTGATAAATCAGTCATTGCATCGTAAGCTGGGGTTGCACCTGGAGTCTCAGCGTATCCTGCGTCTGATTTAGACCCGATACCCGTAGACTTTAATTCTTCGTCAACTTTTTCTACTTCATCATCCTGTGCTTCAGCTTCTGCTCTCATCTTTTGAGATAAGATAGATTGAAGTCTAGGAGTAAAAGCTTCTTCAAGTGCGATTTTAGCGTTTGCTAAAGCAGTTTCTTTAACGGCTTTGGCATCAGCGATTGCTTCTTTCAATAATTTTGAATTTGCCATCTTGTTTTTTCCTTAAATTTGTTTGTGAAGTTATT